GTGTTACTGTTGCTGGAACGCAGGGATCTGCTGGTAGCTCTGTAACTTTTCAACCTCCATATCCAGATGCACCATCAGACTTAAGGTATTATTGCACAGTTCATGGAAATGCAATGGGTAATACAATAACAATGAATAATCCTAATACAACTACACAAACCACATCAACAACTACACAAAACAATCCATTCGGTACTCCTTCAGCAGATGAATTACCTAGAGAAATTTATTTAATTAACAGAAAAGTTTCCGAAAGAAGAGATTTTGTAGAATTTGAATTAAAAGGAGATTTAGATAAAACAAATTTACGTATTCCAAAAAGACAGGTAACAAGAAAAGATTTTCCTGGTGTTGGAACATTTATTAATTCATAATGGAAAATTGGCAAAAAGCAGCTATTGAACATGCACAGGAATGTAAACCAGAAGAATCATGCGGTATTTTAGCTATGCAAAATGGTGAAAAAAAATATTTTAAATGTAGAAATGTAGCAAATGAAATTAAAACAGAATCATTTATTATTGAACCTTTAGACTACGCAGACGTAGAAGATAATGTAGATGAAATTATTGGTATAGTACATAGTCATCCTCAGAATATTTTAGAATTTTCAGAACAAGATAGATATAGCTGTAAGTCAATAGATTTACCTTTTTATCTAGTTTCACCAGATTCAGATAAAATAGTAATACTTATGCCTAGTGAAATAGATGCTTAAGAAAATTACAGTATATGGAAAACTTAGAAAATTTCTTGGAAAATCAGAATTTTATGCAGATATAAACAGTCCTAGAGAAGCATTCAGTTTTTTATTTTCTAATTTTAAAAATTTAGAAGAACACATGAGAGAACAAATATATGTAGTCACTGTTGGAGCAAAGGTAATTACATCTGATTTATTAAATATACAAACTAAACAAGATATAAAAATAATTCCTGTTGTACATGGTAATTTTTTTGGAATAGTTCTTGGTTTTGCTGTAAAATATGCAGCTAAAAAATATATTGCTAATACAATCATTTCAGCAGTTGTAGGTTATATTGGTACACATTTAATTTTACAGGGTGTTAACAATATACTTTCTCCTCAAGAAGATACACGTAATCCAAATACAGGGCAAGATTCTTTAGATCCTTCTGCTTTAGCAACAAACTATTCTTTTACAGGACTTACAAATATTAGTAATAGTGGAGTACCCTTGAATATCGCTTATGGTGAAATTTTAGTTGGATCAATCGTTGTCTCAAATGGTGTTGATACTATTCAAGTAGAGGGTACAAACTAATGGCTATAAACGAATTTTCACAAAATACAGTATTTAATAATCCTGAATTACCTTCTGGTGCATTATCCTCTAAGCAATTTAATACTATCGTTGAAGCTATTTCAGAAGGAGTTATAGAAGGAAGTGCAACTGCATCAAAAGCTGGTATTACAGATAAAACATCTACAGCATATTTTAATGCTTTTAAAAAAGATATATTTTTAAATTCAACTCAGATATTACAACAAGCAGCAAGTAATACATCACCACAAGATAGTGATTTTAATTTCAAAGATGTTGGTTTTGATTTCCGTTTAGGTTCTTCTAATCAAACATTTATCGATGGAATAAAAAATATTGAAACTGAATTTGGTGTTGGTACAACAGTAACAACATCAACACCAGTAACGCATACTGTAAATCAATCAAATATCAACGCAGTAAGAGCGACCTTAAGATTTCCTTCAATGCAAAAATTTGAAGATAATGGAGATATAAATGGTACAGAAGTTAATTTAGTTATAAAAACCATAGAAAATAATGGCACAACAACAACAGTTATAAATGACACAGTAAAAGGAAGATCTACAAATGCATATTTTAGAGATTATTTGATAAAATTAAAATCTACTACATCATTTCCTGTACAGATAAGAGTAGAAAGAATTACAGCAGATAGTACAGAGTCTAAAATTGTTAATGCGTTTTCATTTCATACTGCTACTAACATAATTTTTGAACAAAATGCGTATCCAGATACAGCACATGTTGCACTTAGGTTTAATGCGGAGCAATTTCCAAGAGTCCCCAAGAGGGTATTTAAAATTCGTGGAATAAAGATAAAAATACCTACTAATGCACAAGTGAATTTAGCTGATGGATCTTTAACATATAGCGGAACATGGAATGGACAATTTAAAACAGATAAAGCATGGTGTTCAGATCCAGCATGGATTTTATATGATTTATTAATTAATACTCGTTATGGTTGTTCTATCCCAGAAACAGCACTAGATAAATTTACTTTTAAGACAGTAAGTGAATATTGCGGACAGCAAGTAGATGATGGATCTGGTACAGGTTCTACAGAACCTAGATTTAGCTGTAATGTAAATATTACTCAAGCAAAAGAAGCTTATACAGTAATTAAGGAATTATGCAGCGTAATGAGAGTAATGCCATATTATGCACAAGCAGGTATAGCTATATCTCAAGATGCACCAAAAAATGTTTCATATATTTTTAATAATGCCAATATAACTGATGATGGATTTAATTATTTTGGATCAAGTTTAGATACAAGACATACAGTAATAAACGTAAGTTACCTAGATATGACAACCCAAGAACTAGATATAGAAACAGTAGAGGCTGATGCTACAACACAAAATAAGTATGGAATACACGTTAAGAATATAAAAGCATTTGCTACAACTTCAAGAGGTCAGGCATCAAGATTAGGAAAATGGTTTTTGTTTAATGAACAAAATGCTGGAGAAACAATATCATTTATAACAACTATTGCTGCTGGATGTTTAATAAAGCCTGGAGATATTATTGGTGTTTCTGATAATTTAAAAGCAGGTGTTAGAAGAGGTGGTTTACTTAAAAGCGTTACTAATACAACAACAGTAGTTTTAGATGATACAGCAAATACAAATATACCTGCATTATCAGAAAATCCTACATTATCAATTATTTTGCCAAATGGTTCATTAGAAACAAAAAATATAACTGCAATAAATTCTGGAACTATTACTGTTAGTTCTGCATATTCTCAAGCACCAAATAAACATGCTCCATACATATTAGAAACATCTTCATTACAAACAACAACATGGCGAGTTTTATCAATACAAGAAAATGATGATTTAACTTATACAATTACTGCTTTAGAACATAACTCAGGAAAATATGCTTTTGTTGAAGATGGAACAGCATTACCTGTTAGGAACATTACAACACTTACTGAAATAAAAAACCCCCCTGAATCTCTTACTGCTACAGAAAAAATAGTAATAATTAATAATGTTGCAGTACCAAAAATTATTTTAGATTGGCAACCACAATTAGGTGTTAGTAAATATCAAGTGCAATATAGAGTAGATAATGGTGATTTTAAAACTATAGAAACACCTTCAAGTAATGTAGAAATTTTAAATACTGCGGTTGGAAAATATGAATTTAGAGTATTCAGTTTTAATGCTCTAAATCAACCATCAAGAACTGCAGCAGAATTAACATTTGATGCTATTGGTAAGACAGCACCACCTCCTAATATAACTGGTCTTACATTTGAACCAATATCAGATAAATTAGTAAGACTAAGATGGGATGCTGTAAATGCTCCAGATGTGGTCGCAGGGGGAAGAATATATATAAGGCATACACCTGATGTTACTGGTGCTGGGACTTTTTCAAATGCAACAGATCTTATTCAAGCAGTAGCAGGTTCAACAACTTCAGTTGAAATTCCTAGATTAGATGGTGAGGTAATACTTAGATCACAAGATGACGGTGGACGTTTTAGTGTTGGTGAAACAAGTGTTTTAATAGATTCCCCAGATCCATTACCAAAATTATCAATTCAAACAAGAAGAGAAGATTTAGATAATCCAAAATTTCAGGGTGTAAAAACAGATGTTGGTTTTGATGCTGTTACAAATGCAATCAGTCTTAGTGGTGTTGGGCAGTTTGATAGTATAACAGTTTTCGATAATGAGGCATCAATAGATGATATTGGAGGTACAGCACCTTTAGGAGAATATTTTTTCAAAGATGTTTTAGATCTAGGTGCTGTATTTGATCTTGACATATCAAAACATTTAAAAAGCGAATCAATTTATGCTGCTGATTTATTCGATGCAAGAGGTTTAGTAGATAGCCTACAAGATTTTGATGGTACTTCTAGCGTTGCTACAAATGCAGATGTATTTGTATCTGTTAGCCAAGATAATAATACTTTTGCTGCTTATCAAAAATTTGCTAATGGTACATATAAAGGAAGATCATTTAAATTTAAATGTGTTTTAACCTCATCAGATCCAGCACAGGATATTAGAGTTCAACAACTAGGATATATAGCACAATTTCAAAGAAGAACAGAACAAAGTGCAACAGCTATAGCATCTGGTAGTGGAATTAAAAATATAAGTTTTGCACATAATTTTTTCACAGGTACTTCTGCATTATTAGGTGCAAATTCTAATTTGCCCTCTATTGCTATTACTGCAACTGATATGCAAAGCGGTGATTATTTTAACTTAAGCAATATATCTAATAGTGGTTTTTCTATACATTTTAAAGATAGTAGCAATAATTCTATAAATAGAAATTTTAATTTTATTGCAACAGGTTTTGGCAAATCAAGCTGATCTGATATACAATATGCCTAAGTAGTCGCATTGCATGGCAAGAGTTGATAACACAGGTGGTAACGGATTCCAGGCGGATAATGGTACTGGTTTGCAGGTTCGTACAAAATTAAATCAAATATTGGCAGCACTTAGTACTTTAAATCAAGGTTCTGGTACTCCATCTGTAGGTTTAGCTGCTTATGTTCCTTTTATTGATGGAAATAATTTAAATATTCGCAATGCTGCAAATAATGCAAACGTATTATTAGGAGATGTAAGTTTACCTAATTTTGGACATGCACCTTTAACTGGAGCTACTTTTACTGGTTCTGTTATACATAATTACACAGGTGCATTACGATTACCTGTTGGAACTACTGCACAAAGACCAGGCTCACCAGCTACAGGAGATATTAGATTTAATAGTACAACTACTTCTGCTGAAATATATGATGGGTCTTCTTTTACTGCTGTAGGAGGAGGTTCTGGAGCAACTGGTGGGGGTTCTGATGAGGCTTTTTATGAAGCATCGCAAACCATAACAACTAGTTATCAGCTAAGCGCAAACAAAAATGCCTTGGTTATATCTCCTACTATCAACGCAGGTGCAGTTGTAACAGTACCACCAAATGCTCTTTTAGTTGTTTTATAGCTATGCCAATTACATTAAACGGAAACGGAACTATTACAGGAGTCGCAGTAGGAGGACTGCCTGACGGTATTGTTGATACCGATATGCTTGCTGCTAATGCTGTTACAGCAGCTAAAGCAAGTGGTATTGGTGGTAAATTTGCTAGTTATGCAATCATTGCAGATATAAAAGAAAATAATGCCGATGGTGGTAC